TGACCAGTTGGGTCGTTCTCCTAAGGAGGTCCATCCGTTGACCGTTGTGTTGGAGACGGGGTTGATTGCACCGTCTGGCTTGATGTTTACACCGCTAGCACTGTATTCAAAACCCGTCGAATAGTTCTCGCTGACAATCGTTTCAGTGACCTTGCTGGTTGTCTCTGTATGAGACGACATTGTGCCCTGCGTGAAGTTGGGGATCACAGGAACAGCGTGAGCCGCTGGAGCGAATAGCAACAGCAGTAGAGGCCAACGCATCACTTGATCGTGATTTCAGTCACGAGCTGACCTACAGCCAGCGTGTTTGCTCCACCACCAGTCACCGTCATGACACCATCAGAGGCGATGGTTCCGGCTAAATCACCTGCAGTACCTGAAGCTGTGGATGTCAGGCTGCCAAAGTTGCCAACAGCACCAGTCGTCACGGCAGACGTAGGCACAGCATCGGCTTGGCGGTAGGTCTGGCTAAAGGAGAACGCATCACCTGGAACGTCCTGCGTTGCAGAGATGGTGCCGGGTGAGTAGACGCCGCTGGTAATCGTGCCAGCAGAGACGGTGTTAGCTGTGGTTCCGTCGGTCGTGTCGATATTCGTGCCTGAAATCGAAAAACTACTTCCTAATCTCTCTGCGGTTGTCACGGCTCCGCCGACCTGGAGCTGAACCGACGACATGATTTTGTGCTGAAGATCAGCGTGAGCAGGCAATCCGGCTGCCAATGTGATGCCCAATACCAAAAGTGTCCGGGTCATTTGATGCCAGCTTTGGTGTCTTTGTTGTCAACAATAGTCGGCTTTTTGTTGCCGCCGCCATTGCTCTTGCGTTCAATGCCGAATGATGCCATCGCGCCAGTGAGCAGTGAGGCAACAAAGGTGTTGTCCATTTTCATCTGAGGGAACAAGCCCAGATAGGAGACGGTGAGCAGAGTGGCACTCCAGAGAAGAACAGCGCATTTAACGAGGTCTGCGACACCAACGCCTTCTTTTTCGTGCTGCTCTTCGGGGTTGTTGGCCATGATGTAACAGAGCTACTGTTACAGCGTAACTAGGTCAATCCAATGCTTCTAGTTCTTAGACCTTTGGTCATGACGATGTGGCGCTCCAGAGCGTTCAAAGAGTTGATCATTGCGATGTTGGAGCGGATCGTGACTCGCACCGACAACGATTTGGATGATCTAGCTGTCAAGCACCTCAAGGATTTGCTGTTGCCTGACACAAGAGTTGAAAAGTAGGTGGCGTCCGGCATTATCCAAGTGACCTTGCTGCTGCTAGCCATGGGTCTTGCCCTACTGCCGTTTTTCCAGTTCTTTCGTGGCACGCCCCACCAGCTGGCTGCAATTAAACAACTTGAGGAGTCAATGCCAGCGGAGTTACTGGAGGAGCACGAAGCTGATTGGTTTCAAGCGTGGAAGGAGAGTGGATATGACCAGCAGATCTACATGCCGTACTTCAGGCAGCTCGACAACAAGACCGGGACGGGATACCGCGAGTGTTTCAGTTCAGCGGCTGCCATGGTGGCTGCGTATTACAAGAAGGTTCGGACGGATGATCAGTACAACGAGATCCGTGCCAAATATGGAGACACCACGTCAGTAGAGGCTCAGATTGCAGCGCTGGAGAGCCTTGGCCTAACCGCAGAGTTCCGTAAAGACGGTGACGCTGACATGGTGGAGCTTGAGATCGAAGCTGGCAGGCCAGTGTTGGTTGGCTGGTTGCACGCCGGAAACATGCTTCGTGGCGAACCACCAATGTGCAGTGGCTTGGGCTGTGGTCATTGGAGCGTGATCAGCGGTTACGCAGGCAAGAACAGCAACGATCCAGAGTGGATTATGCAAGATCCTCGCGGCTATCCCGAAATGGAAAAGGGTGGCCATAGCAATCCACATCTGGGGCGTAACGTTCGTGTGAGGCAAGCTGCGTTTTATCAGCGTTGGCAGGCTGAAGGCCCTGGAACTGGTTGGGTGATCTTGATTAGTGAGTGAGTTTTATTGGGTTTGGGCATTTACCAGCGCTTTTTGGACAACTGTTGTTGTGCAGTGCGCCAAGCCTGTGAACTGGGATCAGTGTTCACGAATCAACGATTGGTTGGTGCCTTGGGTAGTTGATGTGATCGACATGCATAAAAACGGTGCTTACCATTCCGAAAAGTACATATTGCAACAATCCGATGGGCTGGGCAGAGTGGATGGTCGTCAACCAGAGCCTTGAGGAGGAGCTGGAGTTGGAACGTAATGTTCGAGATGTGCAGAACTGCACCGACGAGAGCGCATTAAAAACGTTATGCGTGTCTCTGGTTCGAACCAACTGGCACCAAGCGAAGCTGCTTAAGCAAGCGGTAGGTCACATTGGTCAGTTGGATGCGTCGATGGCTTGCTCAGATTGAATGGCTTTGGAGCGACGGTTCATGGCTCTGCCTTCGAGCCTGGCGTCAACAGCTTCCTGCCATTTTTTCTTGTCTCTGGCTAGAGCTTCAAGGTAAGGCTGCTCTGCCGTGACTTCTGCGAGATAGTCATAAACCAGCTGACGAATCAAGGCGGAGGGTTTTACACCTTGAGCTTCAGCCTCTTGCATAAAGAGTTCACCGCGAAAAGGCTCGAGTAAAACTTGGATATAAACCCGGTTGCCGTGCTTCGTCGCCATCGGCTTTAAAATACTAAACGAATGTTACCATGTTATCGAGTCGTCAACCTTTTTCTTCCACGCAGTTGCTTGAGCAGAGCGTGCATTGGAGCGTTGACGGCTAGAGCCTCGTCTAACTTCCCTGGCTCCTTCTAGAAACATTGCAGCTCGTTGAAGGTCAGCTGTTGTCGATAGCTGAATCGCTTTGTTGAGCCGCTCCATGATGATCTGACGCCCCGATTTCGGTTGCGGCATGGCTCATCGCCCCAGCAAGCGTTTGGTGGAACGTTAGCGCGTAAGACTCAGTTAGCACAATCCACTCTTTATCGTGCCGAAAAATCTGCACGTTCATTTGTCACTGTTGAACAAATAATACAGTCTTTTGAATTCGTGGATTGGTGTTGCTGTAAGGATGCTGACTTCGACGTTGCAAGACAGCGCGTTGATAACTTGGCGCTCCATGTAATCCATGTTGGATTCATAGGTGACCTGTTCAACGGCAAGCGGCTTGTCGTCCATGTCAAAGGACGTAAAACGGGTAATTGCTAGCGGGCAATGTTCATCAGCGATCTGACAATAGTGAAGCTGAACATTTTTAGTCGCCATTTCTGGAGCTGAAGAGTTCATTGAAGACTGTGGCGACAAGGCTTTCAGCCTGCTGCCTATCCAGACCATAGCTGGACCGACGACGCACCTTTGTAACAGCTTTATGAAAATCACTGGTGGTGAGTCCTAGGTGATTGGGTGGTTGAGAGAGGCGTTCGCGAATCAATTCTGATCTGTGAACACCTTTTTCTTTAGCTTCGATGGAGAGCCGATCGACAAGCTCTTCAGGAAGGTAGGTTTTGATTTCTTTCATGGCAAGATGTTACTTACGTCTCTTAGGTTTTTTCCTTTTTTGAGACGGTTTGACACGCGGTTTGTCTGGTTTGGACTGTAGGCGAGCAATGGTCTCGTGATAACCGGGAGGTTCTGGGACGTTGCCCCGCCTCAAAATCTCAGTCCAGTTCATCTCTCACGCGCGTATAGATGTCCAGGGTGTCCAGGGCGCTCCAAAACGTAGTGATCGCAATGGATTTAACCCTGGACACAGGGGGTGGACAGGTTAGATGTGTCCAGCCTCTTCGCCGGAGAGTTCAATCTCAACCGCTCCATCAAACAAACCCTGGACACCTTTGACTTGTCCAGGGGTAGTGTCCACACCCAGATTCCGCTCCATGACTGGTTTTGTTGGAACGGTGGACACTTCCTTCAACTCTCCGCGTGCGAGAACTGCTGTCCAGTTCTTAGCTTGAGATCCTTTTGGAGCGTCTGAGACGATCAAGCCCCGCTTTTCGAGTCTTTGGAGCGATTTGTGGATCGCAGCAGGCTTGCCGTCGATTAGCGCATCACAGACCAGATCATCTTTGGTGCGGGACTCGGGGTAGACGACGCGGAGTTTTTGAAGAACACGATCGGTGACGGAAGCAGGAGAGGTGTTGGTCTCGTCCACCTCAGGCGTGAAGTCAGAGATGGTGAAGCTGAGGTCGTCTTGCATCTGCATGACGAGCTGAGTGCCCATTCGACCAGAGCGTGACTTCTCAATGGTGATGAGGCGGCTGTGAGTGCCTACAACGCCACGTTCCTCATCAGTGGGCTTACGGAGCGCCCAAGTCTCGTCAACGGCGTCTCTGATGGCTGAGGTGCCTCTGAAGCCACCGTTCTTGTTGGCGTGGTGAACGATGAGGATGGTTGCCTTGGGGAAGAGAACACCGTTGTTCTTGGTCAGCCAGTAGAGCGGAGTGGCGAAGTCGGACTTGTTCTCGTCAAAAGCTCGACCGCCAGAGCAGCCAATCAGCGAGTCAATGACCACCAGCTTGGGCTGATGCTTTTTCATCAGCTTGATGAACTGGGCATAGCGCTGAAGCTGCCAGTCCGTCTGGATCATGCTGTGTTTGGTGATGGGGAAGTCCACCTCTTGCAGCTGTTCCTTGAGCTGAACTAGGGGCTGATCACCATTCAGCAGAACAACAGGGCCTTTTTGTACTGGAACATGATTGCCACGGACGACAAAAGGCTTGCCGGTCGCAATGTGCTTGGCGAGAGCCCAGGCAGACATCGACTTGCCGTCACCACCAGCGCCGTAAATCAGAACAACAGAGGGGTGAGGTAGTACATCGGGAATGAGGTACTCGCGCTCGGTTTCAGTCTCCATCAACTCCTGAATGCTCATGATGTCCTTGGCCTCTTCGAATGAAAGCTGGTCAACGATCAGCTTTTCGAGAGCAGTTTGATCGCGGTAGCCAGCCTGAAGAGCAAGGGTGTTGAGCTTGTAGTTGACCTCAGCAGGGTTATCGAGTTCAAGGATTTTTTTGGCGCGGCGGATGACTTCATCGAAATCAAGGGTTGCCTGCCGGATCTCGGTTACAACTTTGGCTTCTGCGGATTGAACGATCTTCTTAGTGTCTTCTGAAAATCGTTTCCGCTCTGGGTCCTCCCGGTCTGCCAACCAGATCAGGCTGCCCAGGCCAACACCATTGCCTTTGAAGGAATACCAGACCTCTTCGCAGGGGTTGGAGTCTTCCCATTCAGAGGCGTAATCAGGATCTTCACAGGACCAAGAAGCCCACAGGTGAAGACCCATGTCGGTGGGCAGTGCGGAATGGATAGCCATCCCGATCTTTACCCAGTGATCACGAGTGCCCTTCCCTTGGGGCGAAATCACTGACAGACATTCAAAGATGATCTGCTGGATCTCGTCTTGTGTGCGGTCAGTGAAGTCCAGGTCTTTTTTGTTGATGGTGCGCGGAGGTTGTTTCATCTCCGCCAACAACCAGTCTGGGGCTGTAGGGATGTCAGCGAGATCGCCGTCGAGAAGATATTGACCAGGCTTGGATACTTTGCCGCCTGGGTAAGCACCAAAGACAACGCCTTGGCGGCCCCAGAGGATCTCGTAGTCTCCACCGTCTTCCTTACGGAGCCCATGACCCTTTACGTCGGCCCACAGTTCTTCAGGGACACGGAAGAGGTATTTGGCTGCGTTGGCCTTGGTGGAAGTAATTATTGGAGCGCCATCGAGCGAGGAACCCCATGCTTTCAGGTATTTAGAGAGGTTTCGGTCAACATCAAGGATGACGATGCCGTTTCCACGGATGCCGGTGAAGACACCAACAGCTTTGAGGTCAGAGTTGCGTTGGACCGCGAGAGCTACATCGGCAGGTCCGAACTTCTGTTCGTAGCTGGCCTCTAAGGGGTTCTTGCCAGTAGCGGGCTTGCCCGAGAGCATCCGAGTGCCCTTGGCATATATCGGGGCGTAAACAAGCCCTTCAGGCAGCGCCTTGACGAATTGATCGAAGCTCATGTAAGATTGGAACGGAATGTAAAAACAAACCCGATTCGTCCTCTAGCTGCGGGACGGGTCGGGTCTTTTTTTATCCTACTGGAGGTTGCCCTGGCGTCAATCCCGTCTTACACTGTCAGGGCGTCCAAACGAGACGCGACAACCCAAGAGGCAAACAACCGTGAAACTTTCCTCAGGATTTCTCGCCACCATCGAGAAAGAAAACGAAG